AGCAAGCGTGAGCGGATTATTCGGCAGACCGCCGAGATGGACGGCGCCCGCGTCACTGTCTGGATTGAGCAAGAGGGTGGCTCAGGCGGCAAGGAGTCGGCGGAAAACACGGTGCGCAAGCTGGCGGGGTTTACAGCCAAGAGTGAGCGACCAACGGGCGACAAGACCGCGCGCGCTACACCGCTATCAGCGCAGATTGAGGCAGGCAATGTTAAAATGGTAAAAGGCGCATGGAACCAGGACTACATTGACGAGCTGAAAGTGTTCCCGGCAGGCAAGCACGATGACCAAGTGGACGGTTCTAGCGGCGCATTCAACAAGCTGGCCCTAGCGTCAACATCCGGCACCCTACTACCCAAACGCAGGCGATAACATGACAGAACTCAGCAAAGAGCAGCGAGCACAACTGGTGCTCAACGCCTATTCAGAGCGGCAACTGGCCGCACAGCGGCAAGCACTGGCAGGTGGTGGCTTTAACGACACGCTAGGCACAAAGCGTCAGCGGGCATGGCAGGATTACGGTTTTCCCAACACGCTGTGTTTTCTTGACTTCTTGAACCTGTATCAGCGCAATGGGCTTGCCAAGGGCGTGATTGACAAGATAGCGGCCAAGACATGGCAAGATAACCCATGGATCACCGAAGGCGATGAGGGCGGCGAAAGCAAGGCTGAGACGCCATGGGAGCGCGACACCCGCCAGCTATTTAAACGGCTGGGCATCTATCGAGCGCTGAAAGACGCTGACCGCCGCCGGATGGTCGGGCAATATTCGGCGCTGATTCTGAAGGTCGCTGATGATCAAGATTACAGTAAGCCGCTGCAACCGGGCATGGGTCAGCTTGTTGGTGTGATGCCTGTATGGCAAGCACAGCTTGAGCCGACGCAGTGGGATACGCGGCTTGACTCGCCGCGTTATGGGCAGGTTGAGTACTGGCAGTACCACGAAGCCGCCGTTGAAACAGCAGACGTTCCCGCGCCTGGCCGCAGCGTGACAGTACACCACAGCCGCGTCGTGGTTATCGGTGACGACCGTGAAGGCGCATCGCTGCTAGAGTCCGCGTATAACGACTTCGTGAGCCTGGAAAAAGTCAGTGGCGCCTTGGGCGAAAGCTACTGGAAAAACGCCGCACGGCAGCTGAATGTCACATATGACAAAGACACGTCACCGGAGTCACTGGCCGCCGCTGCGGGCGTCGATATCAGCGACCTGCACGAAGAACTGAACGGCATGTTCCGTGACCTGAATCAGGGGATGGACGCGGGCATGGTCAGCTTTGGCGGGTCAGCAACACCGCTGGTCGCCAACGTGCCGAACCCGAAAGACCCGCATGGCGTGCTCGTGCAAAACATCTGCGCAGGACTGGGCGTGCCGTCGCGCATCGCCATCGGTAACCAGTCCGGCGAGCGGGCTAGCACTGAGGATCAAAAAGAGTTTGCGCAGACGTGCATGAGCCGCCGGAATGGCGACGTGGGCGAGGACGTGCGCAGGTTGATCGACCACCTGATGGAATACCGCCTGCTGGCACCCGTTGTCGAGTTTAGCGTAATGTGGTCTGACCTGATGGAGCCAACGCTGGCGGACAAACTCGAAGCCGTGGGTAAAATGGCTGAAGCCAACCAGAAAGCACTAGGCAGCGGCGAGGTTGTTTTCAGCGGCGACGAGATGCGTGCAGTTGCTGGGTATGAGGCCAGTGATGATGACATCTAGCTGCACATGTAACGCCGTTAAGCCGCATCAACTGCCCAGAGGGTGGCGCAAAAATCCAGCGGGCAATGTAACGCGCATCAAGAAAGAGCAGCGCAGGTTGCGCAAAGCCCTGCGCGGCGTACAGTCTTGGCTGGATGACCGCATCGATAGGATTCCGGTGCAGCAGGTTAATGCACTACACATCAACCGTTATGAGTACCTGATTGACCTGGCCGAGTTGGAGCGCATAGTAGCAGAGCTAGCCACTAGGCTGGGCGACCTGCCCGACGACCTGCTGGCGGAAGCGGTCACGGCAGCATACCGACAGGGCACGGGTGACGAAGCGGCAAACCTGGCGGCACTGACCAGCGCTTACACCCGCGAGGTAACGCAGATTATCCAGTCTGACCCTTGGCAACGGCGAGTGGCGCTTATCCGGTCGCGGGTGTTTGAGGAGATGGCGGGATTCGAGAACGACACGGGGCGAGAGTTGGGGCGCGTGCTGCGTCGAGCGGTTGAAGATGGCCAGAACCCAATGGCGCTAAAAGACCTGCTAGCGGAGCGTTTCGGTGTAGCGCAGTCGCGGGCTGAACGCATTGCACGAACCGAGGTAGTGGGCGCGTACCGTCGCGCCAGGTGGGATGAAGACCAAGACGCTAACGAGCGCCTGGGAATCAAAACGGGCTTATTGTGGATCAGCGCCTTTGCACCGAACACGCGCCCTAGCCATGCGGCGCTAAACGGGGAGGTGGTAACGCAGGAGTTTGTCAGGGATTTTTACAGCCGCGACGCCAACGGCATCAACTGCATGTGTAGCCAGACTAGCGTTTTGCTAGACGATGACGGCAACCCGGTGGCGCCGGACGTGATTGAGCGCGTTAAGAGCGTTGCGCCTGCGGTCGAAGGTGACGGGATTGATTGACCCGTTGGGCCAGGCGCGCTAGTATTGACCCCTACCGCACGGACGCGGTCTGTTTCATCTCCTTGGTTGTTGTTGTCTCCATTGCCCGCCCTCTCCCGAGCGGGCTTTTTTGTGGGCGTGATATAGCCAGCGACTATTGATGGTGCGCTATTGGTAGGAAAATGCAATTAGACCCCGCCACCGTGCGGGGTTTATATTTAAGGTGTAGCAAGACGAAAGCAACCAATTACTAGGAGCAACACCATGAACCGCACAGCAGCTAAGGCAAAAATAAACAGCTACATTGATCAACTCAAGTCTCACCAGCCCGAAATGGAAAATGAATTTGCCGAGGGGTTGGCCACATACATGGTGCTGAATGGCATCAAGAAGTCTACAGAGGCAAGACTGGCAGTTTGGGCTATGGGCAAAGACGGACTTGCCGAGCTAAGGCAGCGTGTTGATCGCATGGTATAAACCAACTAGCCCCGCCAAGCGCGGGGCTTTAGGCTTGACAAATGAAAACCATAAAACGCATATCCCGCAACGAATGCGCGCCTTTTATACTTGGCATTCATTACGCGAAACGGTGGCCATCTATCACGCATGCTTTTGGCTTGTTTGACAGTGATGAACTTGTAGGCGTGGTTACTTATGGAACGCCCGCCAGCGCGCCTCTAAAACGCGGAATAGCAGGTGATCAATACAAGCGCCAAATACTTGAGCTTAACCGCCTTTGTTTAAAATATAACCGCAGGAACGAAGCTAGCATGCTGGTAGGTGCAAGCCTGAAGCTCCTGCCTGAGAGCATCGTGGTAAGTTTTGCCGATACAGAGCAGGGCCATTTTGGTTACGTCTACCAAGCATGCAATTTCATTTACTGCGGGTTGAGCGCCAAGCGTACAGACTGGAAGGTAAAAGGAAAGGAGCATCTTCACGGGCAAACAGTAGCGGACGAGTTTAGAGGCACAAAAAACCGAGCCGCTGCAATGCGCGAAAAATACGGCGATGATTTTTATTTGAAGCCTAGACCGCGCAAGCATCGCTATTTATACCTTGTTGGAGATAAGCGGTTTAAGCGCAAGGCAAAGGCGGCCATCAAATACCCAGAGATGCCTTATCCAAAAAAGGAGGCACCACAATGAACCCCAATGAACTAGGCCGTTCAGTGCAAGGCGGCAACGGCGAAACGAAATGGGAGCAACGCAAGCGCAAGGATAAACAGGCCATGGGGCTATACCGTGGGCGGTTTGAGGCTGAGCGCATACGCGAGCGGCGCGAATTACAACAGCAGATTGGAGATTGGTTATGACTGAGCGTGAACGGTTTGAGGCGTGGGCGAGAAAAGCACCAGACCTTAGAGACCAAGACCTCTATAGAAGCGCCTACATGGCAAGTAGGTACGTAAGCGTTGATGTTCAGATAGCATGGGAGGCATGGCAAGCCGCCTGCCCAGAGGGCTGGCAATGCGCCCCCGTCGAACCAACCGACGAAATGGAAGAGGCTGCGCTAGACGCACACATGCCATTCGGTGATATGAAGCTAGCGATTCAGGCGGCTATCGTTCACGCACCCAAGCCGGAGGACACATGAACATCAAGCGGAATGTTGCCATTGGGCTAGCTGTGGCGTGGTTGCTGATTGCGCACTTTGGCAGCCATGAGCACGCCGATATAGTTGGGGTTATCGTGGCAAACATCTGGCTAGCCGCCGCGCAAGTGTCAGGGAGTCGCAAATGAACCGCGCGCAGAAACGCCAACAGCAGGCAGAGCAGAGGCGCCGCCGCAAACTCACAGCCAACGGCAAGGCGCTGGCCGCCTACGCCGACAGGGCGCGGCTATGGGCGAAGGGCGCCACGCTAACGGGCAGGCATATCGGTGGTGAACTGGAGGGCGATTGGACGTTTGCGCCTACCGTACCGCATGATAAGCGCCAAGCCGTGGCCGAGTACGCCACGCATACGCCGCTGCGCTGGCACATCGTTGCCCGGTGCATCTGCAGAAAACCAAACGGTGACGACTATATCGCTGAAGCTGAGGCCGAGTGTGGGCAGGCGCAGCATGTGGGCGAGCTGCACGGGCTGCGTGAGGAACTGATGGAGCAGTGCCGCGCACAGGTGAATACGCGGCATGTTTGGGATGAGGTTTTTATCATGCGCGTATTGTGACCACGGCGCACCAAAACCACACCCGCCCACCGAGGCGGGTTTTTTGCGCCCGATTGACACCCGCATGGCACGCTACTCGCCAACCGCACTGCAACCCCTACCCACCAACCCATGACACCTACCCAGATAGGGGTGTCACCCCAGCGCCGAGGTGTCACGCCATAACCCATTGTTTCCGCTAATTATTTGCCACTTTGGTCACCTTGTACACCTGCTGGGCAAACTTCTGACAGTACCCTTTATGTACCCTTCCCCTATTATCCCCCTCTTTTATTTATATACTTTACTAAGAGGTGTCAAAGTGACAAAGGAGGCATAAACCGCACAACCATGCACTTTTCAGCGGGGTGCCACCCCCTGGACACCTCGCATAGGAGGCACCCCTGAGCAGATTCACCCCGAACCCTGCGCCACCGATAGCCAATAGCTACCACTTTCCAACTGTCAATAGTTTTATGCTATACTGTTCGCAGAATCTTAACGGGCTGAGTTTATGAGTCAGATCAGAGTCAACATCAAGCACCGCGTCGCTAACAGCGCGATCCGACGAGAGACGCGCAACGGCCGAGATGTGATTGTCGTGCCCAGCGCCATCGCCAAGTTCGATACGGTGCTAAACGGCATCATGTATCCTGAGCCTGAGCTGCGCGCATCGTATGAGCAGATCAACAACCTGCCTGCGCCGCTAGGGCATCCCGTCGTCAATAGCCAATACGTCAGCGCACGCGATCCAGAGGCCATCAACCAGTTTTGGGTAGGCGCATGGAACACAGCAGCACGCATTGACGGCGACCGCGTTATGGCTGAAAAGGTCGTAGACGTGGAAACGGCGCAGTCAACCGAGCGCGGGCAAGCGCTGATCAAGGCGATCAACGACGGCGACCCCATCAGCACGAGCACGGGTTTGATGATGGAGCGCGACCCGGCGCCGGAAGGTGCAGAGTACGACTGGATTGGCCGGAATTTTGTGTTTGACCACGACGCTATCCTCCTGAACGAAACGCCTGCCATCGGCACCGCCGAGGGTGTGGGTATGATGGTCAATAGCGCTGGCGAACAGGTCGAGGTCATCAACAGTGAGATGGACGACGATGACGACCTACTGACGATGATGGCCTTTGAGATTGTCGAACAGAATGAATACCGCGAAAAACGCAAGCGCAACGCCAGTATGGTTGAGCGCATCAAGAACGCCATCAAAGCCGCGTTTAACGGCGATGATGACGAGTACGAGGCCGACGGCCTGACCACCAACTCTCAACCGTCAAACGGAGAACCGCACATGACGAAAGAAGAGCTACAGGCCGCGCTCGCTGAGCAGGCCGACGCACTGAAAACCAACCAGGCTGAGGCCATCGCTGAGGCTATCAAGCCGCTGCAAGAAAAAATCGACGCGCTGGAAGCTGAAAAGCAAGCCGCCGCCGATGCTGAGCACGCCACTGCTGTTGAAGCCGTGGTTAACGCCAAGCTGCTGAGTGAGGATGACGCCAAAGCACTGCCCACTGCTGCGCTTAACGCGCTGGCCGCTGCCGCCCCTAAAACAGCCGCCCCGCTGGTGCCTGGCTTTGCCGCCAACGCCGACGAATCACGCTTTGACACACTGCCGGAGTAAACGACATGGCTAACAAGACCTTTTTGGGCAGCGTACACCGCAACCAGCCAGAGCAGCGCGAACGCCCTGCGGGTGCAGTGTTAACGCCTGGCATGCTGGCGCAGGAAACCGATGGGGAGCTGGTGCCGCACGTTGACGCGGGCTTTGTGCTCGTCGCCAAGGAGCTGACAGCATCGTTTGACGCTAACGGCGGGCTGACTACTGACTATCAGGTTGGCGATACCGCGCAGGCGTATATCCCTGAGTCTGGCGACATGTACCAGATGCTGGTCGCCACTGGGCAGACCGTTGAGCAGGACTCACCGCTGAAATCTGACGGCGCTGGGCTGCTGACGGTTGCCACTGACCCAGCGACTGCCGTGGCATTTGCTGACGAAGCCGTTACCACCACCGATACCACGCCTGTCCGCGTGCGGTTTAAATAACAGGAGCCTGACACTATGGCATTTTATCTAGACAAGCAGATTGTCACCAACTCCCGCGCCGCCAAGGGCCAGTGGGACGAGGTGCAGCGCCGCCGTAAGGGCTTCGAGGCCAATGAAGCGCACATGGGCAGCATCCACGGCATGGAAGTTAACGCCGCTGCACGCATCCCGCAGGATGTCTTCCGCGACTTTGACAGCCAGACCAAGCAGTTGATGTCTGGCCCTGAGGGTGGCGAGCTGCTTAACATCTTGCTCCCGCTGGCACGCTCCACGCCCATCGGCAAAATCGTATCCGAGTACCGCCAGGTATCCGACGCTGCACAAGCCCAGTCGTCTATCAGCGGTCAGCATGCAAAGCCGACTGATCAGGTCACATACGACTATGACGGCACCCTGGTGCTAATCCACGACTCCGCTATCAGCCGCGAGTGGCGCGAGCTGGAAGCCATGCGCTCAGAAGATTTTGACGCACTGATTGACGACCAGGCCGCCGCCGTGCGTGCAGTTCGTCGTCAGATGGTCGACAACTTCCTGAATGGCTCGCCAGGCACGGTGTACAAGGGTCAAGGCTCGTTCGGCATCAAGAACAGCCCGAACACCCAGCAGCTTGACCTGGGTTCAGGTGGCGTAAACGTCGATATGACCGCCGCCGGAACCACGTACGAGCAGATTGAAAACGTGTTCATCGGTGTGCTGAAGACGTTGCAGGGTAACGCCAACAACGTCGAGGGTGACATTACGTTTGGCGTCAGTTCGGACATCTACTTCAACCTGTTACGCCGTGGCAGCAACGAGCAATCGTTCCGCACGTTCATCGAGCAACTGCGCAACCTGCCGGGCGTTGCCGACATTGTTAAGATCAGCGGCACTAACGCGCTGACCGGAAACGAGTTCATCGCCATGGCCGCTAACACGCAGCATGTTCAGCCTGTTGTTGGCATGGGCGTGACCACTACACCCATGATGCGCCTGACGCCCTACGCAGATTGGAACACTCTGGTATGGACAGCCGCTGGATTGCAAGTCAAAGCCGATTTCAATGGCCGTTCCGGCGTGCTCTATGCGTCGGTAGCGTAAGCCGCGTAAGCCACGCAGTCAGACTAGCCGCCCTCCGGGGCGGTTTTTTATTGATAGCCTGTCGCTATTATGGAGGCCGGATTGGTAGGCAAATGCAATTAGAGCGGCGAGGCTATAGGCGCTATATTGGTGAGGCAAGGCAACCAGAGGAGACGCTAATCATGAGAAAAATAACAGAGCTATTGATACTGATACCGCTAGTGCTAGCCCTGATTTTTGCTATGCACTACGGGCTGGCGCAAGCAGGTGAGCCTAGAGCGCTTTGGCTTATGCAGATTATCGGGGTTATGTGATAAACAACCAGAGGAGACTGATATGATTTATGCGGTGAATAAGCGGACAAAAGAGCATTTAGTTCACGGCGCGCCAAGCCTAGGCAGAGTGGCGCCTTGTCCAGAATGGTATTACATTCAAGCCGACGCCGACGGTTGGATTGAGTGGCATGGTGGGGAGTGTCCATTGCCAGATAATCATCCGTATGAAGTAAAGTGCGAAACAAACAGCGGCATTCAACGCGCCGCGTTCCAGCGTCCGCAAGCAAACAGAGCATGGAGCCGTTATTGGCTTAACAATCACTACAATATCATCGCCTACCGTCCTATCTTTGACAACAAGCCACAAGCGCCCGAATGGGATGGCGAGGGTTTGCCGCCTGTGGGGGCGGTGTGTGAGGTAAAGCACATCGGTGTTTGGCACCAAACAACTATCGTCGGTGTTGACGAAGGGTTGCCGGTATTTAAAACGGATTGGTGCCAAAGATATGCCTACGCCTGCGGAGCTGATTTTCAGTTCCGCCCCATCCGCACCGACCGCGAGCGGTGGATTAAGGCGGCGTCAGAAGTAGCGCGAAAAGGATTGAAAAACGGTGACATGCTAGGCTATGTGTACGACGCAGGACTAGCCAAGATGCCGGGGGAGTGAGTTGTGAGAATATTCTTAATCGCAATAATGGCGATACTACTAACTGGATGCTTTGAAGATCCAAAGGCAATTGACGGACGTATATTATGCGACCCCGAAGCTGGTACAGCTTGGGTTATGGATCACAAGTTTTTAGCCGTGGTTCATGTAAAGAGGATTGGGCAGGTAGACGATATTTGCCTTTAGCGCTAAACCAGCCCACCCACGCGGTGGGCTTTTTTATGCTACAATCAAGCAAAACACAGGAGTCCGTTATGAAAATCTTGATCACCAAGCCGGGCATTTTTCGTGGTTTCGGCGACCCACTACCCGTCGGTAGCGTTGTAGAAGTGCCGGACGACTTCACCGGATGGGCGGGGAAGTGGCAGAAAATCGAGGGCAGTGACCAGCCGCTAGAGGTGGCCACACCCAAGCGCCGCCGCAAGCCGAAAGCCGAGCCGAGTGAAGCCGATGCTGACGAGTGAAGACGCCCAGGCGTACCTAGCCGAGATCGGCCTGGAGCTACCCGCCGGAATCATCGACGCGCTGATTGAGCGTGCCAACGAGATTGACGGGTGTTTGCAATCCAATGGCTACAGCAACGCCACGCAGACGCTGATTTTGCTGCACTATCTGGGCCTGCTCGCTATCAGCATGGGAGGCCGTCAGATTAGATCGCAGTCAGCGCCTAGCGGGGCATCAAGGTCATACGCCTACCAATCCATCGTTGGTCTGCATCGCTCGTTATACGCGGGCTTACTGGCCGTTGACACGAAGGGCTGCACTGCCGGACTGATACCCGCCGAGCCTGGCGCTCGTGCCGCTTTGTTTGTAACGACTGGGAGGGCTGATTAGTGACGTATTCGCCTAACTGTTCTTCTTCAGGGCGTGCCACGCATAAAGCGGGTACAACGTTTGGTTATGCCGGGCAGATTGAGCGTGAAGTTTACGAACCTTCCAGTGACTCAACCACGGTGGAAACCGATTTCACTGGTTGGCAGGGTGCATCTGAAATTCGCACAGAGTCCGGCGAGCTTGTGGATACCCTTGCATTTGAGTGGGTTGATGCATCTACAGGGTTGGCGCGCATTTTTTCCCAAGATACAAGCGACTGGCGTCAAATATGCGCTAACAAAGCGCGATGACAGGAGGGCTTGATGTCTAGCATTGCAAGCTGGTCATACCAAGAGGGGCCGCTAACCGTCTGGCCCGCGTGCGGAACCGATGAGTTCGGCGTACCGCAGCACGCCCCACCGTATTTAATTCCGGCGATTGACTACATTCTGGGCGGCGAGGTCGGGCGCGATGAAAACGGCACTGAGTTTACGCCAGCAATCACGGTCTGGTTTGAAACTGACGGTAGCCTGGCACCGGAGCGGGACTGGTATATCAAGACAGGCGACCACCTGGGGGAGGCTATACCGCCACCTGACGCCGAGCGCATAAAGAGCGTTATCAAGTACCCAATGGCCAAGTTTGGCTCTACGCAGATACCGGATTGGGAGGTCAAAGCATGACGGCAAGCATTAGCGGGCTGGAGGAAGTGCAGCGCAACCTTCAACGAAAGCTGGATCAGGCAGGCGGGCCGATGACCGAGCGGTTTGTCACCGAGGTTCTGATTGCCGTGGGCGCAAGAGCAGCGCCATATACGCCAGTGGCTACCAGTACCCTGATTAACTCGCAGTACCGCAGGCTGAGGCGCGCTCAAAAAGGGTGGATTGGCGAGACGGGGTACGGCGCAGATTATGCCATGGCGGTTCACGAAGCCGAGGGCAAGCTGCTCAACACCAACACGCCGCGATCACCGTCGCGCCTGGGCACCGTCTGGGGGCCAAATGGTCAGCCTGGCTTTTTAGCTAAGGGCGTCGAAGAGGCTATTGAAAAAGACATCGACGGCATTATCAGTAGGAGTTTCAGGCTATGAGCGCAACGCTGCTACAGCGCACCAGCGGAATCCTTGCCGCCGCCGGATTGACTGGCGGCTATGCGGTGCGTTACTTCAAATGGACGGACGCTAACAGCCCAGAGCGAACCATGCTGTTTCGGCTGACAGGGACAGAGGGCGGCGCCACTACGTCGGAGGTGCAATACCCCGACGTGCAAGTGATGCTAATCGGCGAGGATGAACGGGTGACGGTGGCGCTGATGGAGCGGGCGCGGGAAATTTTGGCGTTTGTGCGCACGTCTGATCAGATTGATGACACGCTGATAGCTGAGCCGCTAGGCACGCTGCAAGGCCCGTATTATCTCGAAGATGGTCGCCCCTGGTGCAGGATTGAACTGCGCATGATGGTGTGTGATCACTGATAGGTGTTTTCTATAGTTTCGGCAATAACAATAGTTCTGTGCTATCATTGAGGCGTTAACACACCTCATGAGGCAATACAAATGGCTGAACTAGCATGCAACGGTATCGTTGGCCGCAAAATCAAGATGTATAAGGGCGATGTCTCCACGGGCACCCTTTTTATCGCGCAAACCAAGAGTGTTACGCTGAACTCGGAATCCATCGAGGTAACATCTGACACCGATGAGGGGTTTCGTACCCTACTCTGTGATCCAGCAGTTCGCTCGATTGATATGAGCGTTGAAGGGCTGCTGCGGCAAGATGACTTCCTTGGAACCCTTCTCGACCCTGCGCCCCAAACCTTTCTCGAAGAATACACGTTAGTGATCCCCGGTATCGGCGAGATCACTGGCGATTTCTTCCTCGGTTCGTTTGAGCTGGGCGCGCCACACAACGAAGCCACTACCTTCAGCACATCGCTATCATCTAGCGGTGCCTGGGTCTTCACGGCGGAGGCGACCTAATGGCTGGCGTTTTTAAAGAGATTACGCTGCAATGGAATGGCGCGGAATACCGCGTTACACCCACGATGCGCATCATCAATGCGATTGAAAACGATATATCCCTAGCGCGGTTGGCGCATCGCATGCAGTCCGGTGACGTGCCGCTGTCTCAGCTTGCGGTCGCTATCGGGCATCTGTTGCGCGCTGGCGGTGCTTCCGTGCAAGACGACGAGGTATATCAAGAGATCATGACAGGCAACGCTCAAGCGATTCAGGATTTAGCAGCTGCTGTTTTGGGCGGCGTATTTCCCGAGCCAAAAAAAAGCGACAAGTAGCGGCGGCAGAGGCGGGAATCTTTCAGGATATCGACTGGGGCGTTTTTTATGATGTTGTGGTTCATTCCTGGGGGTTCCCGCCTTCTGAGTTCTGGGCGATGACGCCCACAGAATTCTGGCGATTGCACGAAATGAAGCGACCCAAAGACCCCGCCGTTGACTACGCCGGAAGCCTGACCGAAGAGGATGTTCAAGCCATGTGGGAGATGCTAGATGAGTGAAATAGGCAATCTACTGGTCAGGGTAAACGCTGACACCGCAGGGCTAGAGGAAGGGCTTGGCAGGGCGACAGATCGCATTCAGTCGCTGCAACGATCCATCGCGCCGATGGTTAAAACCATGGGCGCCGTGGGGGCCGCCGCTACCGCTGCGGCTGTGGGTGTTGCGGCGTTTACTAAAAGCGGCATGAATGCCATTGACGCTCAGGCCAAACTTGCCCGCCAACTTGACAGTACCATCGGCGGTTTGCGCGGGTTGCAGCTTGCGTCTGAAGATGCGGGCGTGGCCACGGGCGTCATCAACAGCGCCATGGAGCGTTTTTCTGCACGCCTAGGTGAGGCGCAGCGCGGCACGGGGCAGGCAAAAGATGCGCTCGACAGGCTGGGCCTGTCTGCCAGGGCGCTTGCAGGCATGGACGTTGACGAGCGTATGGCGGCCATTGCCGACCGTGTGCAGCAGCTTGGCCTATCCGGCGCTGAAACAGCGGACATTCTGCGCCAGTTCGGTATTCGCAACCGCGAGATCGTCAACCTGCTCCGCCAGGGCGGTGATGCGATCCGTGATGCGCGTCAAGAGATCGAGGATTACGGGCTGGCCGTGGACGCAGTAGACGCCGGGGCAATCGAGGCGGCGAATGATGCATTGAGCCGTGTGGGGTTAGTAACAGAGTCTGTGCGTAATGCGCTGGCGGTTGAGCTGGCACCTGTCGTGCTAGAGATTGCCACCCGGTTTAATGATGCAGCGCGAGAAGCGGGCGGCATGGGCGACTACATCAGTAACGCCGTGCAGATGTCCGTCCAATCCATCGCTGGGCTGCTGGACAAACTTCAACAGATACGCATATTCAACCAGCAAGTCGTCGTTGCCACGCGGGATATGGAGCTGGCCTTTGCGCGCTTTGCGCAAAACACATGGAACGCCGTATCGCCGCTGTTTGACAACATGACACGGCAGATCAACTTCATCCTGAATGGCCTCTCGAAGATTCCCGGTATGGGCGACATCGGGCAGATGGAGTTGTTTAGTGAAGGCGACTTCATGGAGCGCATCAACAATCGCCTTGAGCAAGCGCTGGGCAGTCGCAACCTGGCGCAGCTGGATTTAAATGAACTGATGGACGCTGACCTGCCATCGGAACGAATTGATGAGTTTTTTGACCGCATCAATGATCGGCGCGAAAAGCTGAAAGCAAGACTTGAGCAAGACCGCATTGGCAGCAAAATCACGGAAGGTTTTGAGGTATTCGGCATGTGGACTGGCGGATCAAGCGGCGGCGGCGAAAGCGAGGAAGGCGGCAGTGCTCAGGGTGGCGACCAAAGCGGCAGCAATGCCAACGAGCGCCTAAAAGAACAGATGGACGAGCGGCTTGAAATTATCCGCCGATCTGTCATGAGCGAAAAAGAGCTTGAGACAGCCGCTTACTTGGATAAAGCCGAAGAGCTAAACGAGCTGCGTGAATCCGGCGCTGTGACTGAGGAAGAGCACCGCCAGCTTTTGCGCGACTTAGCCATGCAGCATCAAAAACGGCTGACAGAAATTGACGCACGCGGACGCGAAACACGCACAGAAGCGGGCATAGAAGCGCACGAGATGACGCTTGAGCGCCTGCGTGAACAGTACGAAAACGAAGAGATATTGAAGCAGGAGTTTTACGACCGCGCACTTGAACTTGAGCAGAACCAGTGGGCTAAAATCCAGGCAACGCGATCACGGGCACTAAGCAGCTTGGCGCAGATGGTGGGCGACTCGTATGGCGAGCAGGCAGGTCTGGCAGGCGAGGCGCTGGCGCAGATTGTTAGCGTTACTGCCACGCAATCCAAGAAGGCGTTTAAAATCCAGAAGGCCGCCGCCATTGCATCCGCCATTGTTAACACCTATCAAGGGGTGTCGAAATCACTATCTGCCTACCCCATGCCATTTGCAGGCGTCATGGCGGCTGCACACCTGGCGACAGGCATGGCGCAAGTACAGAAAATCCGCTCGCAGTCGTTTGGCGGTGGCGGTGGTGGTGGCGGCAGCGTATCCAGTGGTGCAGGTGCCGGAAGCGCATCAGGTGCAGGCACAGGCGGCGGCCAGCCCGCACAACCCGCAGCCCCGTCTGGCGGCACGCTGACAGTTGAGGGCATCAGCTCCAGCAGCTTGTTTACGGGCGATGCGGTGCGGGAGTTGGCGCAAGAGCTGATTGATTATCAACGTCGTGGGGGTTCAATCGTTATCCAATGATAAATGACTTCGAGCGCATACCCGTCACCGTCATCGAAATAGACCAAGACCGCTGCGCCCTAACATTCAGCGAGGGCGCTTGCCCTGCCACAGGCGAGCCGTGTTACAACACGCTGGCGACCTGTAAGGCAACCGAGGCCTATACCCTTGGCGACCCGCTCACGCTGCGGTTCAGCATGGCTGACCGTGCCGAGGGTTTTGATGAATACGTGATCCCCAATGTCACCAACGTTAGCACCGACCCGACGCGCATCAACGTAGGCGGCAGGCGCGGGCGCGAGAAACCGCTGGGCATGCGTTCTCAGGCCAAGGTGCAATGTGTTGACCATCCGCACAGTGACCAACTGGTTGATCCCTACGTTGACCAGCGCGCCTATGACCCGCTTGAGCGCTCAACGTTTTGGGCTAAGTGGTTGCGTCGTAACCCGTATTACGTCAACCGCCCCATGCGCATCAAAGAGGGCTTTGCCGGGCAAGCGTTAAGCGAGATGCAAACGCGGCATTACGTGCTAGACAAGATCGACGGGCCAGACAGCAACGGGCGTGTCAATATTAGCGCGCAGGATATTCTGAGACTCGCCGACAATGACAAGGCTAAAGCACCTGCATTGAGCAACGGCACCCTGCTGGCGGAATACCCCGAAGAATCAACAGACCCGTTCATCGTCACGGGCGGCACCTTGGCGGAGTACACCGCATACGGCACAAAAGCTGTGCGCCTGGGCGATGAGGTGATTCGGTATACCAGCGTCACCGAACTAAGTAATGGTGATCTTGAGTTCAGCGGCATTACCCGCGCCACCGATGGCAGTGAGCAGCAGTCGCATGATG